CGTAATAGCCATAGGTCGTCTGGCGCTGACCGCCGCCGCCCTTGCCGCCGACCTTGCGGGTTTGGCGTTCCTCAAAGATCCCGGGCGCCCAGATCACGTTGCCGGAGGCGCGCATCGTGCCGTAGATGAGCGGGATGGGCGCGCCCCAGGCCGAGGAGGTCACCGACAGATCGCGCAGCCGCGGGCCCTCGATATCCGGCTGGTCGGGGCCGAACAGCAGCGAGCCGACGGTCGAGCCGATCAGCCAGCCGGCCTGCCAGCCGATCCCGAGCGCCGTGCTGCCGAGCGCGCCCGCGCCCGCAATGGCCAGCACCGCCATCAGACCACCCCCGGAATGCGCCAGGCCGCGCGCCGGCGCGACAGCCATGGCTCGATCAGCGGCTCCTCGAGCACGCAGCGCCGCAGCGCATGCGCGTGCAGAAGATGCAGGGTCCCGTGCCGCGCGGTGAGAAAGCCGGCATGGCAGGGATAGGTGGTCTCGGCAAAGACCAGGATATCGCCGGGGCGCGTCTCGGCGAGGGGAAGCGGGTCGAGATCGACCGCGAACGCCTCCAGCAACCTGGTGCCGGTCGCGCGCCGGTCATAGCCCGTCACATCGTGATGCGGCACGCCAAGCGCATCTGCGACCACGATCAGCAGCCCGATGCAGTCCACGCCGGCTGGCCCGCGGCCCTGATGGCGCCAGCGCGCCCCGATCCAGTGGCGTGCCTCGGCGATCACGTCGTCACCGCAC